TTGACTGCCTATTCTTACTATCTTGACGACGAACTTGAAGAGCATCAGGTTTAGCAGTCACCTCAGCATAACGCTGACTAAACTCTTGAAATGAAAAGCTACGATGACGAAGAATCTGAGCTGCAATACTACGAGTAGTGTTGATTTCAACGCACATGTTCACCATCTCAAAGGGTGACCAGTGTTTATGTTTAATGAGGTATTTAATCAGCCTTGCACTGGTCTCAGTGTTGTTCTGATTATCTGGGTTAGACACACGTGCCATGTAGGCTACGAGGTCATCACCATTTTGAGTTGAATGGATTAAGTTGACGATTGACATACAGTAGTAAACGAGTCACTGGATTAACTGAATTAAACATTCATCATGATCATCAGTTGTCTAGTTTCATTAGATAAGGGGATCCGAAGATCCCCGAGTCACAGGGAGTCCACCCTTCTCCCTGTATACGGCGGGGCTTGGTTTAAACCCAGTTAGGGACTGAGTTGTCGTTATTACGACTTTGACGACGTTGATCCATAGAAAGATTGAAGACTAGGTGGCTAGCAAAGCAGTCTCTGTCGTCTTCCCAGTTGTTAATAAGGTCACTCCACTCTTCACGTTTACGATCAATGATCTGTTGTTGAGCTGAGATAGAAAGGATGTCGGTGTAGTACTTAATGCCTTGAGCTAAGGCGTCAATACGGTCATCGTGTCTAACAGCACCTTTTTCACGACACATACGACTCAACTGGTAGAAGAGCATGTATTCGAGTCGTTTTTCAGGTGCTGTGTCGGGATTAGAAGCGTAGTCCCACTCAATTACTTTCTTGTCTACAACAAGCTGGTGTTGATTAAGTACAGGCTCAAGGGTGTCAATAATTCTGTCTTCTTTACGTACGTTGGCACGTGTCTCTTCGATGTGGATGGCTTGTTTAGTTTGTTGTAGATGTTTCCTAAATAGTTCAGCAACAATACCGTCTCCAAAATTAGATTCAATAAGTAGTGTCTTAGTTCCGTACTTTTTACAGCCTCTTAGAATGTCCAGTAACGTGTTGTCGCTGTATCCGTCCGAGTAAGCACGCATTTCGTGCAAGTACATGACACCATTTCGTTGGCTGATATAAGCCGCAACCGTCTCATCCGATCCACGACCCGACGGGTCCACAGAGCAGATTGAGTCAGAGTAAGGACCCCACTCCCCCTGGAGCTGCATTGGACTGTAGAAATAATCTCCAGGTAGTCCGACAGTGGGGAGTTCTTTAATACAGTTTTGTGGGTCTGAGCACCAGATGATGTTGTCTGGAGCATCAGTAGGGTTAACAGAAGTGACGATGAGGTCACTATTTTTAAGAGGGAACTTCTCTGCGTCAGACAGGCTCGTATCGAGCATGAACTGAAGCATGAAGTTACTACGTCCCATGGACGCTTCACGTTCGAGTAGATCATCATCTTGGAAACGGTCTGGGTCAGTTACATCCCACGGTTGAGCACCGTTATCGATGTCAGCTTGTAATTGAGGAGCTATGACGCCTTCGTAGTTAGACATTTTGCGTGGAACCCTTGCAGGCCACACCAGAGGTCGATAATTACGCTCTGCAAGCTTTTTATAGACCGTAAAGGTAGTTTGAGGTGTACCGAGGTACATAATGCGGGAGTCATCCTTTGGTGTAAGGATTGACTCAGCTTCAGTACAGAGTTGTAGAAGTTTAGACCGCATCATTTCAGTCATTGAGTTACCAGGAACTTCAATGTCGTCGAGAATCATTAAATCTGCGCGGCTTCCGGTTAGCTGACCAGTGATGCCCACGCTTTTTACGCTTGGTGCTTGGGCTGGTGAGCAATTCACATCGAAGCTTATCCTCGACCACCTTGCATCGTCGGACTTCGGGCGTAAATGAGAAAGCCATGGCGTTTCAATGATTAGTTTTTGTAGGAAGATACTCATGTTGTCTGCACGCTCTTTTGAAGCGGAGATAATCATGATTTTCTTTTCGGGGTTATTAAAAAGGACCCACAACACGAATGCACCAGTAATCCAAGACTTACCAACCCCACGGAAGGCTTGAATCTGTAGTCGTTTTGGACCGTGCTGTAAGTAATCAGCGATTGCGTATTGCGCTTTTGTAGGCTCGGGTAGATCAAGTTGTGACCACATTGCCTGTAAAAACAGCTTGAAGTCACCCTGTAACGCCTCTAGGACGTTTGACATATAGGTAAGTTATTTAGAAAAGGTCAAGCGGCATACCCATAAGGGCGGCATATCCGGTTGATCTCATGTTTGCGTTAGCACGATCGACTATCTGTGAACCACTTTCGGAGCCATAAAAAGCTCCAGGTACAGGAATGTGTAGATCACCATTAAGTGCAGCACGTCGTTGTTGTGCTTCCTTAAATCGAGTATTGGAATTTCTAGCACGTTCCCGCGAAGGATCGCTAGCAATTTTACTTGCTAAAGCACGTGCCTTTTTAACATCTGGAGTAGGTAAATCGGCAAACTCTTGTCGAATAAGTTCTGTTTGGGATGTCGGCATACCTAACCCGCGCAGTTCAGCAGGGGTAGGCATCTTGTCGGTCTTGTAACTGTTGACCGCAGGACTAAGGATTAGTTTAGTCCTATAATTTTCACCAGCTTGATAAAACTCTGATTTGTGAGGCAGAAAATGATCGTTGTGCAAACCTTTAGGAACGCTTGCAACTTGTGCTCTATTACGTTCGACAAAACGTCTATATGTGTCTTTGGATTGTTGAACGGTATAACCGTTTCGTTTACCAAAATCAATAAACTGTTGCTCAGAAGTAGTAATAGTTGCTTGATTCCGCTCTACAGCGCCACGATTTGCTTTGCGTGAGGAGTATTTTTCAGTATTACCGTGAGAAAGGGGTATTTCACTTTGACGCCTAGGATTGTCAATTTGACGTAAAGTAGTTAGATCCCCATTTCTATTGATGTACTGATTTACACCCATAGATAAAGCTTCTGCCGCGCTACGAGGTGGATTATCAAGATCAATACTTTTTAATTGTCTACGTAAAGGTCGTGGACCTTGTAGTTTATTTCTAGGCACAAAAAAAAGCGCCCCTTTCGGAGCGCGGTATTATTTATTTGGGTGTGTTATTGGATGTGTGAAAGGATTAATCCTTCCCTAAGTAGATTCATTCCAAATTGCTCTCTCATCCAAGAGCGCCAATGGAGGCTTCCTTTGTCCTGATTACAACTGGAACACGCTGGTACGACATTTGATGTAATGTCTTCGCCCCCAAGAGAACGAGGATGTACGTGATCAAGTGTGAGTTCATGTAAGTCATAAGTAATTCCGCAATAAACACATGTGCATCCAAAGTGTTCTTTGATGCTGCGCCTCCAAAGGCGCTTGGCTTCGGAGGACGTCATGGTTATTAGGTTGTGTAAGTAGTGATCAGGGGTAGGAAGTAAAGGGGTCATGCACGGCTACGGTTTCTGGCTCTGTTCTTAGATGCGGTTTCCATAAAGGTTGTCCCGTCTTTTTTGTGGGATACATCCTTACCGTCACCGTTTCCGTAGGTGCCCTTTTGTCGGTTAATACGCTTAAGTGCAACTCTGCGATTAACTTCTTTCTTTTTTTTGTTGTATTTGCGCTGGTAAGCACGCTTAACCATTAGGGCTTTGCGGTTACCGGCGTAGTAAGCGGCTGATGCGCTACCGGACTGCTGAGCCATAGAGTCGTTTTTGTACCATTTCTGGATCTATTTCAGGCATGACATTGGCAAGCTTCGACAAGGGGTTACCGTCATAGGCAACACCACTAATGTCGTTAGTTTTAAGCCAGTCACACGCTGCTTTTAGGTCTTGAGTTGTCGCTTCACCCGACTTAATGCGGGCTAAAAATTCTTTGGTGACAAGATTATGCAGTTCATTGAACTGATCCTCCGTCGCTTTCTTTTTTGTCATTTACCACTATTGGTATTACGTCATGACAAAGAACTTCTACACGGCTACCGGGTCTAAACATAAACCCAGCTTTCATGATTTCAGTACACTTTAGAGCACGAACAAGTTCGTAATCAAGACGTAGTTTTTGTTCGTGTTTTTTAGCAATGCTTTTGCAAAGCTCAACCATGCTTCCGTCAAGCGGAACACTAAAATTGAGCTGCATACCAAAGTTATTGTTGCGGACATATCCCGTTGATTCTTGAGGGATAGTGTCGTTGCCCATGTAAAAAGGGCTGAGCTGCATCGTAGCCCCGTTGCAGCTAACGTTGTTGGCAAAGTATTGACGAGACGGTGCACCATTGTTTTGGAATTGCACCGCCTGGTTCGTCACATTGCCCGTTGCTGCTGCTACGGGGTTAGAGCTGTTTTGAACTGTTGGGTCTTCAGGTGCTGCAAGTGCAGGACTTACTGAGAGAAGACCGATAGCGAGGTAGTGACTGAGGTTGATTCGATTACCTCGTCGATGCTGATGGACTCCACGACTC